AAACCGGGCTGTGATATACGTCAAGCCGATGAAGCAGCTTGGCTCTGCGATACACAGGCCAAAGCCACGGTATCCTGCGATCAAAGCACCGACCACTTTTAGCCCTTAACTCCTCCCACAAGCAACCCCTAAGCAAGAAACTTACCGACCACCACGGATGGTCGTGTAGGATAGCGTCGTCTGAGTTGTGAAATCTGTGCAAGTAGATGTTGCAATATTTATTCCGAGGGATGAGATGCCATCGCGTCATGTAATCATCTCGGATCACCACTTTCTTAAAAAACTTTCTCATCGTACCCCCAACAGTTTGCGGGCTGTAAATTCAAGTTGCTCTATTGATGAGTCGTTATGAATAACAGGCTCACCTTCTCGCGGGATAATCCCACCCTCGCTGGTGTGCGCAGCAACAGTAGGCGCGGCCCGACGGCGAACGTGCCATAGCTCACCTTTCGCTCTGACCCACGCCGCCTCGTTCTCGAACCGGACGTCAGGAATAATTACAAACGTGTACCGCTCTGAGAATTTGCTTGCAAGGATCAGCCATGTGTCTTGGTGGACAATGTCACGCGCCCACTCAGTGCCAAGCGTTTGCAGCAACTCGCGTGGACTCTTGCCGAGCGGCTCGAGAACCACTTCTTTTAAATGGCCGTTGAGATGATCCTCGCTGAGACCGAACCCCGCCGCCAACATTCTTTTAAGGGGGTCGGCAAAACCGTAGCGCGTGTATCCGTGGTCGCGCACAAGGTGAGCGGCGATCGTGTCCTTGCCCGTTCGCGCTGGCCCAGCCAGCCCTATAATTTTGACGGTCACTTGAACTCACCTCCAACCGTTGCGTCAAGCGCAACACGCACACGGTCTGAGAAGTCTGGCGCAGTGCTTTGTAATCCGCTCTTGGCAAGATTTACATAGACCGTAAAGCTACGACCGCGCCACTTCAGCTTTCCCTCCGTGTTGACGTTAAGCTTCTCGTAGCCAAAACCACGGAGGAGCATAGACAACCGAGAAGGCCGAACAGTGGTAAAGAACTCACTCCGCAGACGTTGTGCTATAGCGGCTGTAGTGACCACCCCACCCTCCCCGTTGCAACCTTCAAAAATATCTGACAACACTTCGGCCAGTGCAGCTTCGTCCTGCGGCAATGTATTGCCGCGCATGACGTGTTTAAATTCTGAGTCGGGCGCGTGGCCGAAGGGTTGAAAGGTGTGTGGAATCTTGACGTTCTCTAAGTACCAGCGCAGTGCAGGGGCGTGGTCGCTGTAGGCTTTAAACACACCGGAAAAAAGACCGGGGCAACGCTCGACCATTGCGGCAACGTCGGACTCGTTTCGAGGTGTCGTGAACGTGACAAAATATCTGCGGTCTCCGCTCTCAAGCGGGATGGCATCCTCGTGATTAGTTAACATTAAGTAGTTTGTGTAATTTGGTACTTCAAACGGGTCGCGGCCTTTTCGATGTATCGGCACTCGGTTGTTAGTAATGTACGGCTTCATTGCATTTATGATCGAGTGCGCTGTGCCTCGCTCTCCGGGCAACCGAATTTCCTCGATGATTTTTAGCGAGGAACCCTCTGCCCACGAGGTGAAGCCAGTAGATAAAACGTGCGCGTCAACTGAGCTGGCATTCGGCGCTCCAAGGCAGGCCCGCATAATCTCAGACAGCATCGTTTTACCCGCGCCCTGCGGACCTTGGATAATAGGACACCAGTTGATGTGTACTCCTTCATTTTGAATGATCCAAGCCATCCAGTAGAAGAATATCTTGCGCTCCCTACGAGGGAGAAGCAGGGTCAGCAACCGCAAAAAGCTGCCAACCGCGCGGTAGTCTGCGTCAAGCCAAGCCTCTGGAGGGCAGCCCTTTGGAACTGTCTCGGCGGACCACTCGTTTGCATACGTTATTCCTGTGCTGTCATCAGTAAAGACAGGGGGACGCCCCGGTGCATACATTCTTTGGCCTACTATTTTTATAGGCTTCTCGCAAAGCGACAACGCCCACACGTCGGCAGGGGCCATCAGCACACCGTCAGGGCCAGTCATCTTTCGGTTAAACTCAGCCTGAAAACCCCGTGAAGAACATCGGCGCTTGCTCTTCAGCTCCATGAACTCGTCGCCGTTCTGGAGATACACCCAACCAGCGGGCCAGCTATCCTCAAGGTCAGCGGCCACACCCTTATTGGGCGGCGTGTTCTTAGTTAACCTCTTAGGATTAAGCCACTCTCGCACTTCGCCGATCGGGTGAGGCTTAACCGTCCTGCCAGTAGACGTCACCGCCATTTCCTGCAACCTCGCCTGAATGGCTTGCGCGAGCAAGTTCCGGTCGTAGTCTCCGAGGGCTATCTCCTCACAAATCTCTACGGTGTACTGGTCCCGCAGCTCACCCTCGTCTGCGCACCGCGCGATCTTCCGCGACCACAGTTTTCTGATCTCCTGCCGCGCGGCAGTGCGCTCTTTCTTTCCGAGGTTCTTGCACACCGACCGGATCGTGATGGGCGGTCGGTCCGAGAGCTGTGAGTTAAAAGACGTGTACTCTTTTTCGCAGATGCCTTCGACGTACTTGTCGCCCGAGCCGATGCTCCACTCATCCCAAATCTCTAAGCCCTCATCCTCACCCCCATACTGATGGTGCAGTCCCATGCCTACTCGCAGCCACTCCTCTCGGGAGCAGCTTGGATCAAGGCCAGCCAACTCTTCGGTGATCTGCTCGCGCGTAACGTCGTGCAAAACAGGGCGAAAGTTTTTCAGCGCACCGTCGAGATCGTCAACGGGCGCGGCCAATACGCTAGTTGCAGGCACTGTTAGGTAGGCAGTGAGGTCTAAGAAATCCGCGTCGATAACATGCACTTGGGGTGTCAAGTCGTCAAAAATCAGGGGTAGCATCTGGGCTTGGCAAGGGTTGTATGAGCAACTGTCGGCAGAGATGTCGTGCATACGCAAAAATTCAGGGGCTGCGATCTTGAACTGTTCGACCGTCAGCTCGACGTTGAGAGGCAGCGTGACCCGCCAACGCCTCGCCCCGCCAACGCTGTTTGCCGTCTGGAAATAGACGCAGGCCCACGACGCATATTTCTGCGCGAGGTCGTGGTGGGATTGATCGTTTTCGTCGAGGTCTAGTATTAACTGGTCAACACCAGTGACAAACTCTAGCTTGCGCCGCGTTCCTTGCGTCTTGCCCGCTATTATATAGTGGCACTTGACCTTGAGAATATCCCGCTGCTTTTTTGGCAGCTCATGCCACGAGGACAGGCTGCCGAGGGAGGGGTCCAGCTTACTGACGTGCGTTGCACCACCTCGGATAAAGTCTCCAAAGTCTGCGATGGTGTTTAAGTTAATGCGCTTGAGGTTGTTCGCGTTAGATGCGCCCGTACCATACGTTACATTGATTGTCATTTACCCTGCCCTTCTAATTGATTTTTTACCGTGCCTTAACGGTCGGAGTACAAATAAGAGGGGCAGGCTACTGAGACCGGAAAACATCCGGGCGCAGTTGATGCTCAGTGACTTCGTTGTCGAGCGCATTGCACACTTGCACGACTCGTTGAGCCGGGACTGCGCCCTTAACCATCCACGACTGAACGGCTTGGGGTGTGACGTCGCAACGTCTCGCCAACTCTGACAGGTTCCCGTCGAGGATGCGTAAGAGTGCGGCTTGAAGGGCGCGGTCGGCTGATTTGAGTTGGGCTTTGGTCATACTGTGGGATCGAGAACTGGACATATATAAGGTGGCCTTAGACAAGTAAGAGGTGAAAACACACATAAAGTGTAAATCCGTGTAACTTGTAGCAAGTGTAACTGCAACTTGTAATCAACACAACCGCGCTTCACAACTTTACCCCGAGTAATGCGTGTTGCTTACAACCTACGCTTGCATTTAACCTCGGTGTGACGTAGAGTGACGGTTCGCAGACTTTCTCTGCGAAACTTTGCCAAGCCGATGGGCAAAGTACACTCTGCGCAAATGGCGACACGGATTAAACGCCCCCCGCACACGAAGGTTATGACCATGACCAAAACTGTCCACAGCGGCTTTGCCGCGAGAGCTTCTAACGAAGCCAAAAATCTAGGCTTAACACAGACCGAAATTTCTAAAGAGTGCGGGGTTACGCCCCAGAGCGTTCAACGCTGGTTTAGTGGCGACTCGCTTCCGAGGCCACACCACCTCCCAGTGCTTGCTAAAATGTTGCAGTGTAGCGTTGGCTTTCTCATCAGCGACACGCCAGAACTAGCTTCAGGGGGGTTCTCGATCCCGACGCCCCTGCGCGAAGAAAGCCCGCTCAAAGAAATTAACGCGCTACGAAGGTCTACAGAAGAACTAAGTACCATAGCTTCTAAACACCAGATTGCACTGGCCGCCGCGTCAGAGGTGTGCGGGCGGACTTTGCTCGAGCAGTTAGGCTGGCATGGGTATTTTCAGGCTGGGGATATTCAGCCGACAGGTTCTCCGTATTTAGTGTCACGCGACGGCCATGAATATTCAGTCGAGTTGCGCATGCACCCGCCGTCAGTCGCCGATACTGCTAGGATGTCAAGAGCAACAACCGCACAGAACTCACGCGGGATTACTGCATACGCTTGGTACTCAGAGCGCGTTAAATCTCTACGTTTTTTTATAGCGCCCGACCGGCTTTTCCTTACGAGACAAGGGGTTGAAATATTAAAAATGGTAGGCGTACTTCAAAGTAAAATTCGGGCTGGGATACTTGACCTTAGCGTAGGCGACGCTTCGATGTCCGAAGGCGAATACTTGGATGTCTTGTTCGGTGAACAAGACAGGGTTTATCAAAAGGTGTTTGAGTGGGTCGATCTTTTTGAGCTGGAAGAGGCCGTCGAGGCCACAAAGCATTGGGATTTGATCCGCAGTAAATAGCTTCACGGATGCAGCCCACGCTTGTTTTACACGGGCGTGGGTATTTTTTTACATTCAATTACACTTTCTAGTTGACAAGTTACACTTACAAGTCTAATATCAACTCAGTTGTAACGCAGTACCGAAAAAAACCTATTACACTTTTAACGACTGAGAGCTGAAACCATGATCGAAAAAACACTCCAAGACCTTACCGACCAGATAGTCATTCTCGCAGGCCAGATGGAAAGTCTTCGCGCCCTGCTGCCCCCGCTCGAGCAGCCTCTACAGAGAGGCCCGACCGCCGAAGAGTGGCAAGCCGCTGTGCGCAGCTCTCCGATCGAACAGCGGGATGAGCCGCCCGAGAAGGATTACCCGCACATGCACATACCCCTCAAGGTCCAACGATCTTTGGACGATGCGAGAGGCGTCGTGATGGCTATTGCTGACACGCTGGGGCGTGACAGGGCGAAGGAGCTTGTACAGTCCTTTGGCGTTGATCGCCTCGGCGATTTAGATGCCAGCAAGTACGACGATTTGGTTGAGACCGCGTCTGACTGGATGGTTAAGGCTGGCAAAGCGTGATTCTCTTTATCGAAGCGATCAGTCCTGCGTGGTTCAAGCTGACGGTCCAGACGCCTGCTACTGGCTCACTGGTCTTCTTTGCAAAAACGCGCGATCAAGTGACCGTCAAATGGCACAACTACCGATTAGCAATGGAGCAACGATGAGCGCCCACGCTGTTTTTTCAGCCAGCAGCGCGCACCGCTGGATACCCTGCCCCGGCTCTATTGAGATGTGCAGGGACATTCCTGACACGTCATCGCCTGCCGCGATCGAGGGTTCAGCCGCGCACTGCGTTGCTGCCAACTTGTTAGATGGTACTGAGGCCGACGTCAAAATGCTTTACCACAAGGCAAAAGATGCGCTGGTATGGCCTTCTGAGTATCCGGGTCCGGTGGAGTTGGATGCCGACATCGTGAGACTCGATGACGCGATGTTTGAACATGCCCATGCTTACGCAGACTACTGTAACGCGATCGTTGGCGACCATTTCACCGAGGTGCGGGTCAGCTATGAGTCCTACGTCAAGGGCGGCTTTGGAACGAGCGATCACATTGTATTAGGCGACGGCGTCATGGATGTCATCGACCTCAAATACGGAAAGGGCGTACTGGTACACGCTGACAAGAACGAGCAGGGTCTGCTCTACGCCCTTGGCGCGTACCTCGAGTTTGAGTTTGCTATGTCAACGCCGCTCAAGACCATACGCATACATATATACCAGCCGCGCAGAGATCACATCTCGGTCGCCGAGTATACGCTTGAGGAGGTTCTTGCGTTTGGGTTAGTTGCAGCCGAGGCCAGCGAGCTTGCTAGGCAGCGCCCTGCCCCACTGGTCCCCGGCAATAAGCAGTGCAGATTCTGCCTAGCAAAAGGCAAATGCCCAGCTCGGGCCGAAGAGTCAATGCGGGTTGCATGCGAAGAGTTTGGTGAGTTCGGCACTGCTCTTGAGACGTTACAAGCAGGCAAACCGCTGGCTACCAAGAATCCCGAGCTGCTGGATTACGCAGACCTTGGGCTGCTGCTAGAGCAAGTCCCTACCATCGAGGCGTGGTGCGCTGCGGTGCGAGAAGAAGCTTTTGGCGGTCTGGTCAAAGGGCTAGACGTTCCGGGTTTCAAGATTGTCGAGGGGCGCGCTAACAGGAAGTGGACAGGCAACAGCCAAGCCGAGGCCGCCCTGCTTTCGCTAGGAAAAAACCAACATGAAATTTATACGTCGTCTCTTATCTCACCCGCGCAGGCTACCAAGCTGCTGGGTAAAGCAAAAGCTCGACACCTAGAATCTGTGATCACGAAGCCCAAGGGTAAGCCCAGCGTCGTGCCAACCGATGACCCACGCCCCGACTTTCAGTTTGACGACGGCCGTGAATTTAACTAGTAAAAAAAGGAAAACGCTATGAACGCAACAGCACAGAAAAAAGAAGCATCTGATACTTCAGTTGTAACAGGACAAGGCCGAGGCTCTTACGTCTCAATTTTTACCCCCCGTCTTAACGAGCTGTCGGGCAAGGAGGAATACTCTATGTCCTTCCTGATACCTAAAGACGACAAGGACACCATCCGCAATTTGAACGGTGCGGTGGAGGCCGCGACTGCGGCGAAGTGGCCTGACGCTGGCAAGCGTCCCCCGAACTTGCGCCATCCCCTTCGGGACGGCGACGCTGAGAAACCTAACGACCCAGCATACGACGGTTGTTATTGGATCAACGTCAAGACCAAGAACATGCCGGGGATTGTGGACGCGAAGGTCCAACCTGTTATAGACGCGCGCGATTTTGTGAGCGGAGACTATTGCAGGGTGTCGGTTAACGCCTATGCCTACGATCAGAAGGGCAACCGAGGCGTCGCCTTCGGGCTGAACAATGTTCAAGTCACCGGAAAAGGCGAGCCGCTCTCGGGCGTTGGCCGACGTGCCGAGGACGAGTTCAGCGCCATCAAGGACACGTCCGACGCTGATCCTTGGATGTAAAAAGTAGAGAGTGTGCGCTAAGGAGGCCCAGTGGCGCATCATTGAAGGGAGGGGTGACATTGCCCCTCCCTGACAAAATAACGCCTTCAGCCAGCCGCGCAACTACTCCTAGTTACATAGTTTTACGCGAAGGGCTGGCCGCTTGGCCCCCGTGACGGGCCTTTTTTTTGTTAAGGAGATTTTTATTAAACTGCACATCGACCTTGAAACTTACTCGGACGTGGACCTACGCGCGCAGGGTATGTATGTGTACGCCGAGCATCCGACGACTGAGATTCTGATGGTCGGGGCCGCCTACGATGACAAAGAGCCAGTGCTATTTGACACCACCACCGACAAACCACCGCAGTGGTTGCTGGATGATTTGATTGATCCTACTGTTGACAAGTTAGCATTTAATGCGCCCTTTGAAATGGAAATTTTAAGAAACGTCTGGGGCTTAGACATACAGACAGACGAGTGGACAGACGTGATGGTGCTGGCTAAAACCCTCTCGTTCTCAGGAGGTCTGGGTATGGTCGGCGAATGCGTCGGCATCCCCCAAGACGCGCGGAAATTAAGTCAAGGACGCGCGCTGATCAAGAAATTCTGTGGTCCGAAAGTGAAGACAGAAAAACACCCCCACGGCCGCAGCACAAAGCTTACCGACCCCGAGGCTTGGGCAGATTTCTGCGGGTACTGCGTACAGGACGTCATTGCCGAGCGCGCTATTTACCGGAAAATGCAACCCTTCGTTAAGTACACACACCCTGACGGCGAGCGATACATCTGGTTGTTAGACCAAGAGATCAATAAACGTGGACTGCCTATCGACAGTGAGCTGGTCGCGTCAGCCATTGAAGTGTACGGAAAAAATCTGAAAGGTTTGCTGGCAGCGATCAAGTCAATAACTGGATTGGATAATCCAAACTCGGTGGTTCAGCTACGGAGCTGGTTAGCCACCCAAGGCGTTGCTGTTGACAGCTTAACAAAAGAAGTCTTACGCGACGTACTCCTGCGGCCTGACCTTTCTAGCCACGTCCGCCAAGTCCTATTGCTGCGTCAAGAGGCCAGCAAAGTCTCGCCTAAAAAGTTCAGTGCTTTTAAGAAGCGGACGAGTGTGGACAGTAGGCTTCGAGGAGGCTTTCAATTCTACGGAGCCGCGCGGACGGGAAGATGGACAGGGAACGGCGTACAACCCCATAACCTTGTCGGCCCAACGGCTGCGTTTGCTGCCCCCGACACTCCACAGCTCCAGCGAAAACTTGCGCAGGCCATCAAAGCTGTCAAGCAGCAGGACTGCGAGCTTCTGACGATACTCTACCCGAGCGTGACAGACGCACTGGTCAGTACGATCCGGTGCGCGATTGCCGCCCCCGAGGGGCAGAGACTCAGGGTCGCTGACCTATCTTCGATCGAGACAGTGGTGATCGGGTGGCTGTCGGGCTGCGATCGAATCTTAGATTTATTCAGGACAGGCAAAGACGCATACAAAGATTTTGCCACTGAAGTTTTCTCTGTCGAGTATGACGACGTTACTAAAGACATGCGTAAGTTTTGTAAGCCGCCTGTCCTCGGCTGCGGCTTTGCGCTGGGCGCGAACGGACTGGCTGCCTACGCGCAGGGATTCGGTATGAACTTGTCACAGCTCTTTGAAGACGGTGACAAGTGGTTAATCGACGGGCTGAAAAACCCCGAGGACCAGACAGCCGACACCCTCAGTGAACAGGAGAAGGCCGAGGGGGTGGGCAGGCGACTGGTCAATGTCTACCGACGTTCCTACCCCCAAGTCTCAGCTTTTTGGGCCTCCCTCAAGTTTGCGTCTTTCGACGCGCTGACAAACGCCTCCGGGTTTTCGCGCGCGGGGAAAATAACGTATGAGTACATAGAACCTTTTCTTTTTTGCCACCTTCCATCGGGGCGCTCGTTGAGTTACTTCAAACCCGAAGCTCGGATGCAGGAACACCCCAAGTTTGAACGGCCCGTGAAGACGCTGACCTACGAAGGCATTGATCAATACACTCGGAAGTGGTGTCGGTTGACAACTCACCCGGGCAAGCTGGCGGAGAACGCCGTGCAAGCTGTTGCCCGTGACCTGTTAGCAGCAGGGCTGCAAAACGCTGACGCCGCAGGGTTCGACATCGTCGGCCATGTTCACGACGAAATACTGGCAACGACCGCCGAGGGTGGGCCAGACGTTGAAGGTCTTATTAACTGCATGACGGACGCGCCCGCGTGGGCAGAAGACATGCCCATTTTTGCGACGGGCTGGGAAGGCTCGTTCTACTTAAAAGATTAGGAGCTGTAATGGCATTTGGACTTAGCAAGAGCGAAGAAA